TCGAGACGCAGCAAGAAATTGTCAAGCGGCTCGAAGAAGGCCATGCGGTTCTGAAGCGCGAAATCCCCAATTGGGGGCCGGACGTAGCGAAGCAGATCAATGAGTTCGCGGCCAAGGAATACGGATTCCAGCCGCAGGAACTGGCGCAGATCGTAGACCCGCGCATTGTCAAGGTCTTGCATAACGCGATGGTCGGCGCACAGTTGCTTAAAAAGCAACAGGGAAGCGCACAATCCAATCAGGCGGCGAAGCCCGTCACGAAGGTCGGCGGGACCAATGCCCCCGCCCGGCGTGATATGGGATCGCTTCCAATCAATGACTGGATGAAGGCGCGTAGCGAACAACTTCGGAAATCAAAAGGACGGTAATCAATCATGGCTAATACGATTCTCACTCCGCAGATGATCACGCGGGAAGCTCTGCGTGTTCTGCACCAAAAACTCAACTTCGTTGGGAACATCAATCGGCAGTACGACGACTCTTTTGCCAAAACTGGCGCAAAGATCGGCGATACGATGAAGATTCGCCTGCCGAACCAATACACGGTTCGCACAGGCAAGACGCTCTCGGCACAAGACACGACGGAAAACCAAGTGCCGTTGACTGTCGGTACGCAAAAAGGCGTTGATGTCAACTTCAGCTCTGCTGAACTGACCTTGAGCCTCGACGATTTCAGCCAGCGAATTCTTGAACCGGCAATGGCTGTTCTTGCGGCTAACATCGAGTCGGACGCGATGTCGATGTTCCTTGACGTTTACAACAACGTCAACAATATCGGCTCTGCAATTGCGCTGCGGCAGATTCTGATGGGCCGCAAGGTACTCAACGATAACCTTGCGCCAATGGACAACAATCGAACGGCACTGCTGAACACGCAGGATCAGGTCGACCTTGTTGATACCCTCAAGGGTTTGTTCCAGGACAGCGGTGAGGTTGCCAAGCAATACCGAGAGGGGAAAATGGGCCGGTCGGCAGGGTTTGACTTCTACGAAAACACCCTGCTTCCTACTCAAACGACTGGCACATCGGCGGCTTCTACTGGCTACACCGTGAACGGTGCGGTTACGGCAAACGGCTCTACGACCGTAACGCTTGCTAGTGGCACTACCACGTTTAAGAGGGGCGACATCATCACCTTCGCAGGCTGCAACCGGGTACACCCTGAGACGAAGGCGGATACAGGAGTGCTGCAGCAGTTCGTCGTTACGGCAGACTACGCAGGTGGCGCTGGCACGATCTCGATCTCGCCGGCTGTCTATACGTCTGGCGGCATGCAAAACGTCACGGCATCCGGCATCCCGAACAGCGCAGCGGTGAACAAGGTTGGCGGGGCAAGCGCAGTCTATAAGCCTTCGCTGGTGTTCCATCAGGATGCGTTCGCCTTCGCAACTGCCGACCTGATCATGCCAAAGGGGGTAGACTTCTCGGCTCGTGAGGTCTACGACGGCATCAGTATGCGGATTGTTCGCGCCTACGACATCAACAACGACGCCCTGCCGTGTCGTATTGATGTGCTGTACGGCTATAAGACGATCCGACCGCAGCTTGCCTGCCGAATCTTGTCTAACTGATGAAGTGATACCCGGCCCCTAATGTGGGCCGGGCTTTCCCGATATGGTGCAAATTCAAGAGTACCCAAAAGTGCTGTTCAGGCAAAAGACATGGGACGACTACTCGGACTTCGTAATCATTTACGACACCGAGGAAGAAAAAACATACGTTGGCAGCGGCTACATTTCGCTCAACGATCAGAAGATTGGCGATAATGACGGCACGAAAAAACGGGCAACCAGAGGCCGCCGCAAATGATCTCGACGTACTCAGAACTGAAGGATGCGGTAGCGGCCTGGTCGCAGCGATCTGATTTGGGCGATCACATCCCTGACTTCATCGCGCTCACGGAATCACGGCTCAGTCAGGACATTAGCGACATTGCACTGCTTCGGTCTGAGGCGCAACTTGTTACAGTGGCTGGACAGCGGACATATGATGCGCCCGTCGGACTGATTAAGGTCGAGTATGCGCGGAGAAAAGAGCCGGCATCTACTCCGATGCAAATCGTCCCGGCGCGGGTTCTTGCCCAAAAATACGCGTTCGAGCAATATACAAGCCTTCCTAATTTCATCGCGTTCGATGGAGCATATCTGGTGCTACACCCGACGCCGAACGGTGCGTACACCGTCGACTATTTCTATCAGAACACCCTTGATCCGCTATCGGACAGCAACCCGACGAACGTGATTTTGAAACGTTTCCCAGCGTTGTACCTATGGGGGGCTTGCCATGAGGCGGCTATGTTCAGCCGGGATGTTACGCTTGCGCCGATGGCCGAACAAAAGTACCAAGCCGCGCTCATTAATGCCCGAAGCGTCGATTATGTAGGAGGCGCAACGCTCCGCACCGATCTAGGACTTCGAAACGGCGCGTTCAACTTCTATGGCGGGGATTGATTATGCCGCTCGAAACTGCAACCTATGTCGCTAATCTTGACGCGACAAACCCAACATCCACAGACCCAAAGAGTCAGGGAGACGATCATCTTCGGATGATTAAGTCGGTACTGCAAAATAGCTTCGCCGGTTTCCCTGGCATGGTTGTCGTGACCGGCAGCGAAGCGCAGGGCGCAACGGCCAACGACTACGTTGTCACTGTCAGCCCATCACCATCTGCATACACGGCATCAATGCTGGTGCTGTTCAAGGCGGGACACGCTAATACAGGAGCGGCAACACTGACGATCAACAGCCTAACGGCTAAGTCGTTGCTTGCGGTCGATGCAACTACGCTAAAGTCTGGCGATATCGATAACGGCGGCATCGTCGCGGCCTACTACGACGGCGTGAACTTCTATCTGGTCAGTGGCAACGACCGAGCGAACCGCCACGGTGATACCTACAGCGGAACGCACGATTTCACAGTCGCAACGGTCAACGTTGCAACGCAAACCCAGGGTGATAACTCGGCGAAGCCAGCGAGTACAGCCTATGTTGATACGAGCACGGCAACGGAGGCCGCAATCAGGGCGTCTGTGGATGCTACGAAAGCACCGATTGACTCTCCGACATTCACGGGCACGCCAATTGCCCCTACCCCGGCGCTAGGTGACAACAGCACCAAGATTGCAACGACAGCCTTCGTAGTCCAGCAGGCGTTCCAAGCGGCACTGCCAGCGCAGATCAATAACGGGACGCAGTACGTTCTTACATCGCAAAACGGCGTTGCATATTGGGGCGTTAGGTATCCCGATTTCTTACTTATGTCTCAAGGAGTAATCTGATATGGCATCTAATCCGCAATACGTCGGCACGCCGAAATCGCCGTCCGTTACTATCTCGACTGCAAATGCAAACCGTGACGGCACGGGCACGCTTGTTACGCTAATGACAGCTGGGACAAGTGGCTCGCGCGTTGACCGGTTGAATATCACTGCAACGGGTACGACAACGGCGGGCATGATTAGGTTCTTTGTTAATTCTTCTTTGATCCGAGAGATTCCAGTGCTTCCGATTACTCCATCGTCGGCAGTACCTGCATGGTCTGCCGACGTTGTTTTTGAGAACGGACTTGTGCTAGGTTCTGGTGCGACGCTAAGCGTAGCGACAAATAACGCAGAGACATTCCGCGTTACCGTCATCAATGGGGGTGACTTCTAATGAACAAAGGAAACTACGGGTATCCGCTCCCGCCGAATGCGCCCACGCGCGTGGCTCCGCCGTATTGGAAGAACGTCAAGGCGTATCTTGTTCCTGGCACATACAACGATTTCGTAGTGCCGCAGAACGTTTTTCAGGTTCTAGCGGTCGTCGTTGGTGCTGGTGGGTCTGGCGGCAGTAACAATGGCGGCACGGGCACGGGCGGCGGCGGCGGCGGCTTTGCAATGGGCATCATTGACGTGGTGCCGGGGCAGACGCTCCCAACGATCACTGTAGGAGCCGGCGGCGCATCGGTGACGGGCGCGTCGAACGGTGTTGCAGGAGGCACGTCCTCCGTGGGGACTTTACTAACCGCGACGGGCGGGGGCGCAGGCCTGACTCAGGCAAGCGGAACATCTGCAACAGTAGCTGGCGGCTCCGGTGGTTCCGGTACTGCTGCGCCAAGTCTGCGTGGCGCTTTTACGGCATCAGGCGGGGCAGGTGGAGGCAAAACCGTAGCAAACACGTCGAATAGCAGCGGATTCGGCGGTGGCGGTGCTGGCTCGATCTTTGGGGCCGGCGGACAGGGCGGCACGATGGATGGGAACGCTGCGCATAGCACGTTCGGCACGGGCGGCGGAGGTTTTGGCGGAAAGGGCGGGTCTATCCCAAGCACAGCGACGGGCGCACTGTCCAATTTCGGAACCGGAGGCGGCGGGATATACAAGGGAGGCGACCGGGATGGCGGGAGCAGTGGTGGGAGTGGCACCGTCGGCACGGGCGGTGGGGGCAGTGCCGGCACTGGCGTAACTGCAAACGTAACTTCAACGTCAACCCAAGGGACAAACGGTGGCCCAGGAATACTCAATGCTGGCGGAGCCGGGAATGGCTCCGGCGTTGGCGGAAACGGGGCAAGCACGAGCGTTACATCCGCAGACTTCAATTACCTGTTGGCTTTCATTACGCCTGGTATCTTTAATGGTTCTGGCGGCGGCGGTGGGGCAAATTACCCAGGCGGCATAGGCGGTATTGGTGGCGGCGGTGGTGGAGGAAGTGGAGCTGGCATCGGCTGCATCGGCGGCGTTGGTGGCGGCGGTGGTGGTTGCGGAAGCTCCACCGGCAACGGTGGGAGTGGCGGCATTGGAGGAGGCGGAGGAGGCAGTTGCGGAGTCGGAGGAAGTGGCGGAATTGGAGGCGGAGGCGGTGGAGTCGGAGGCGGAAACAGCAGCGGCGCAGGCGGAAATGGAATGGTGCTTCTAGCGTGGACGGAGGGCTATTGAGCATGAAAAAAGCATGGATCGAAAACGGCGTCATTCGTGACATTTGTCCCGGAGACCCAAACGAACTGTACCGGCCTGAGGTTTCCGAGCTTTACAGCGCCGATGTTCCAGACAACGCCGCAAATGGTGACGGGTGGGTTGATGGAGCATTGGTAAAACGGCCAGCACCAGCGCAGGAGCACATCGAGGAACCTGTCCAGCGCCCGCGTGTCTCACCGGTCGAGTTCAAGCTGTTGTTCGCCCCACAAGAGCGAGTAGCGATCAAATCAGCGAGAGCGAATGACCCGGTGATCGAAGATTTCATGGAAATCGTTGAAGATCAGCGATTGACTTACGTGGACTTAAACCTGAAATCGACGCAGGATGCGCTTGGATATTTGGTGGCGAAAGGCATCCTCACTGAAGATCGCAAGGCACAGATTCTTGACGGGACGCTTCAGTAATGCCATTGGTGCGCGTGCCTGACGTTGGCGCTGTCGGGGTCATCAAAGACCTAAGCCAGCACGAACTGCCAAACAATGCCTGGACGGATGCGAAAAACATCCGGTTCTTAGATGGATACGCTTATCAGTTCTACGGGCATGGAGAGGTCTATAACTCACCGTCTGTAGCTCCGCAGTATGTAATGCCGTGCAACGTTGGAGGCAATAGATACTGGGTCTATGCTACCGCATCTAAGGTGTTTTGTGTGACCATTACGGGTGGAGTGGCGGTTCATACTGATATAACGCCATCGTCCGCGCGGATCGGCGTCCCTAACAAGTGGACTGGCACCCTACTGTCTGGTATCCCGATCCTGAACAGCGGAGACACCAGCACCGGCCCAATGTATTGGAGCCTTAATACGGCGAACAAGTTTGCCGAGCTTCCAAATTGGCCTGCCAACACCTATTGCAAGTCGCTGCGATCTTTCAAGAATTTCTTGGTGGCGCTGAACGTCACTAAGTCGGGCCAGAATTACCCATTCATGGTAAAGTGGTCGCACCCCGCAGACCCCGGGTCGTTGCCCGTAACGTGGGATCAGACTGATGCCACAAAGGATGCTGGCGAGGCCGATCTAGCAGAGGGTTACGATCCAATCGTAGACGGATTGCAGCTACGCAATTCGTTTATGATCTACAAGCAGGCTTCCTGCTGGCGCATGGACTATATCGGCGGCCCGTATGTGTTCCAGTTCTCGAAAGTGCTTGGCACAAGCGGGGCGCTGAATCCGAACTGTGTGGTGGAGGTTGACGGCTTCCATGTTGTGCTGACAGGCTCCGATGTGATCGTCCATGATGGGCAGAGCGCACAATCCGTCCTCGACAAGCAAACGCGCCGGCATCTGTTCCAAAATATCGACGTTGACAACCCGGATAAGTGCTTTGTATTCAAGAACCCATTTTTCAACGAGGTGTTTGTCTGTTACCCGTCCATCGGCTCATCGTCGTGCAACATGGCGATGGTGTGGAACTACAAAGACCGGACGGTGAGCTTCCGCGAGATTCCGAACCTGAATCACGCAGCGCCAGGGCCGGTAGATAACGGCCTGATTGGCAATTGGGCGCAGGATTCCGCGCCGTGGGATTCTGATTTGACGCTTTGGAACGGACCGGACTTTGTTCCTAGCGCAGCGCGTTCGATCATGGCAAGCGCCAACACAAAGCTCTACATGATGGACTCGTCAGCGAGCTTTGATGGAGCGATCCCGCAGGCATACATCGAGCGGCGCGGGTTGTCCTTCGGTGCCCCTGAAGCTATCAAACTTATACGCGGCATTCGCCCACGCATCATCGGAAATGCCGGAGAAACTGTAAAGATACGTGTCGGTTGGTCTAACCATGACCCATATGCAGAACCTACGTGGGGTAGGGTTATGGATCACGTAATCGGAACCACGATTTCAGATGACTGCCTTGTCTCTGGTCGCTACATTGCGCTACGTTTTGAGACTGGAACGGCCTATCAATGGCGGCTCGACAGCTATGACATAGATGTCGAGAACGGGGGTATGTGGTGAGGACTCCGAGCGCGTCTAGCGTCTTTTACGCTCCGGCCAACGTACCAGATGACGCAGAACAGTTTCGTCGGTATGTAGAGGAAGAACTGCGAAAGGTAGCTTCGGCAATCTCTTTACTAGCAGCGGGACATCTAGACAAAACTACAACTGCGCCAGCGAAACCGCGCGAGGGAGACATCCGGTTTGCTGACGGCACGAACTGGAATCCTGGCAACGGCGCTGGCGTCTATGCCTATTACAATGGGGCATGGCATATTCTCGGATGAGCCACGAAATGCAAATAACGGTGCGCGGAATTCTCTCAAGTGAAGCCTGCGATTGGTGGCCGAGAGTATCGCAATGGGTGGCAGACGCTCTGGCGCATGGCGGCGAGTGCTATTCGCTTGAAGATATTTTGACCGCCATCCAGCAGCGCGACATGCAGCTTTGGGTGGTGCATGAAAACGATGAGCTAAAAGCGGTTTGCGTGACCGAGATTAGGCAATGGCCACAAGCCAAAATCTTGACAGCTATTATCGTAGCAGGCAATGATATGCCGCATTGGGTTTGCGCCCTAGATGACACGTTGACTCGCTATGCTGTGGCACAGGGATGCAAAGCAATCGAAGCACATGGGCGCAAGGGTTGGAAGCCAACCCTCAGCGAACTTGGATGGCGTGATGTCGTTGTGACATATGTAAAGGAGATCAATCATGTCTAAAGGTGCCAGTCCTACAACGACCACGCAAAAGTCTGAGCCTTGGTCTGGCGTGCAGCCCTATTTGCTTGGGTCGCAAACAACGCGCTTGAAGCAAGGCGTTACGCCGATCTATAAGACGGAGCAAGTCGGGAATCCGAGCGCAGGCGTGGGTACGTTTTGGGACAGCGGGGCAATCCCAAGTGCAGTGGAAACGAAAAACGTCCTCAGTAACCCGGTGTCCGACTATGAAACCATAGGTTCACCAGGAATTTTCGCAGAAGCGCAGCGCCTATACCAAAGCGGCGGCTGGCGGCCTGAACAGCAAGCTCTAGTTGATGAGCAAAACAAGAACCTTGGAAGCAGGGTGAATCAGGCCGGTAGCGCTTATGGCGTTGGAAATGCCGCGATAAATGGTCAGTTTGACCCTAGGATTTCCAGCGTTGGGAACATTCAAGGGGCAGACAAAATTGTCGCGCAGATGGTAGACCCAACCAAGGCATTTGCTTCGCTTGGCGCAGCGAATCCTACGGGCGCGATTCAGCAGATGCTTACCGGTAGGGCTGATACTTCAACCCTAGACCCGGTTGTTCAATCAGCATTTCGCCGGTTGGGAGAGGGATTTAATGAACAGGTACTCCCAGGTATTCGTGGCAATGCTATTGCTTCGGGGCAATATGGTGGCTCACGACAAGGAATTGCAGAAGGCTTGGCAAGTCGTGGCCTTCTGTATTCGATGGGCGACGTTGCGAACAATATGTATAACCAAGCCTATCAACAAGCGCAACAAAATATGTATGGCACGGCAAACAACATGGCCGGCCTTGGTATCAATAACTCTCAGTCGAACGCTAGCCGCGATTTGTCGGCACAAACTAGTAATGCGTCTAACCAATTGGCGGCACAGACGTTTAACGCTACCCTAGCTTTGCAGAAAAACCAACAGGCAATGCAACTGGCGCAGCAGCAACTAGCAAACCGGACAGCCGGCCTCAATGCATTTGGCGTCGGGAACGCGCTACAGGATCAGAATTATCAGCAGCGATTAGGGCTTCTCGATGCTCAAGATCAACACAACTGGAACAACCTGAACAATTACTCGTCCATCGTGCAAAACGGTGCAAGACTTGGTGGAACTGCAACGATGTCGCAGCCGAACTACACCAATCCAATTTCCGGGGCGTTTGGTGGCGCACTAGCAGGAGCGCAGCTTGCCAATATGACTGGGCTGATGGGATCAAGCACTGGTGCTGGTCTTGGCGCGTTGCTTGGACTTATTGTATGACCTCTGTTTACTGATGGGGTCATCACCATTGATGGCGTGGATTACGTGAACTACGGGAGAATCTAAATGGCCGGGCTACTAGATCAATCAAACTTTGGATTCGGCACCGGATTCGACGACCCGCGCACGCTTGGCGTGCTCGGTGCTGCTGCTGGTCTGCTTAGTGCTGCAGGACCTTCTCCTAGGAGAATCACGCTAGCCGAGGCGATGGGCCAAGGTCTGAAAACAGGAATGGCCGGCTATCAATCCGGGCAGCAAATGGCACTGGAAAAGCAGAAAGGCGATTTGCTACAGGCGCAGACAAATCAGGCCATCTTGCAGGCACAACGGCAGCAGGCGCTGCAAAACTATGTCGCAGGAATTCTCGGTTTCGGCTTGCCCACAAATCAATCGTCGCAAGGCTCGCCACAGGTGGGCGGACAACAACCCGATCAAACGCAAGGCACCGGATTGCGAATCGGCATGCCGCCTGGTTTGCAAGTTCCAAGTATCGACGGCGGCATTGGCCTGCGTGCGCCAAGCACCGATATTTTCTCGGCGCAACCGAAACCCGATAGCAGCAACCCGGCTGCGCAGCCGCAAACGGCGGCTACCAATGGCCTCCAGCCGTTTGGGCAACCGGCACCAAGCGGGATGCAGCCCAAGCCCGGCGCTTTCCCGTTCTCGTTGAACCAAATTGCCGCGTTGAGCGTTTTGGGTGCGCCTGGTGCTAAAGAGCTATTCGACATGGCGAAGTATTCAATCGAGGGCGTCAAACGCGAGCCTGGCACGCACTATTTCAACCCATACACGGGCGAATATACATACGCACCCAAGGTTCAAGAGGGCGCGACACTGACAAATGACGGTCGTATTGTCCCGATTCCTGGGTCTATTGAATTTAACGCGGCGAATACAAGTGCTCAGGAGCTTGCGAAAGCTCAAGCTAATGCTACCTTCGACCTAGTTTCAGTTCCAAGTGGTGACGGCAGGACGGTGATGATGCCCCGTGCTCAAGCCGTATCAATTCTAGGCGGCCAAGCCATGATGCCGAGCGGAGTGCAACAGTCCGGGCAGAGCCAGCAGCAAGGCTTTGGCTCGCAAAGTGGATCGCCATATGCATTGACGCCAGGGTTCGGCGTCTCTCAAAGCCAAGGCGATCAGACCTATCAAAACGAGGCGGCCAAGGCTGCGGCAGATCAATACAATAAGATTCAGGATGCTGGATTTGCTGCGGCTACAAAAAGCGCTAAGTTGCAACAACTTGGGAAGCTCCTCGATGACTTCAATGGCAGTAAGCTGTCACCGATGGGCATGGAGCTTGCACAATTTGCCAAGTCTCTCGGATTGAATGTAGACCCAAAGCTGCCAAACAAAGAGGCATCCATTGCGCTTACGAATGAGCTAGCATTAGCGATGCGCAATCCGGCAAATGGCGAAGGCATGCCGGGCAACTTTTCGGATGCAGACCGCGAATTTGTGGTCAAATCTGTCCCGAACCTGATGCAAACTGCGCAGGGCCGTCGGCAGTTGATTGATATGCAGATCCAACTACTACAGCGTCAGGCCGATACAGCGGCAATGGCTAGGAAATGGGCGCAGCGATACGGAAGGCTTGATGCCGTCAACCCTGCTACTGGCAAGAGCTTCTACGACAACCTGCAAGAATGGGCGGCGCGCAACCCGTTGTTCGCTCAGCCAGCTCAGTGACGCATCATGAACCTATTCGATTTTGCCATCCAGGAAGCGCAACGAAACGGCGTAGACCCGAACCTCGTCCTGCGCGTCATGCAGACGGAATCGGGAGGGAACCCGTATGCGGTTTCATCGAAAGGCGCGATCGGGCCAATGCAGCTTATGCCTGCGACGGCAAAAGACCTAGGTGTTAACCCAAATGACCCGCTAGACAACATTCGCGGCGGCGTTCGGTATCTGGCACAGCAACTCAAGAGCTTCGGTTCGCCAGAACTTGCGCTTGCGGCCTACAACGCTGGCCCCGGCGCAGTGCGCAAGTTTGGTGGCGTTCCCCCATACCCGGAGACGCAGCGGTATGTTGACGCGATCACCCAAGGCAACTCTGACCCGCAGCAGTATGCAGGGAAGCCCGCGCCGGATGATTCGGACATTTTCGGCGCTCCGAGCGGATCGGCTGCA